GGCTGGAATACATATTCCAGAATACGCATTTACAATGCTAGCTGCTTTTGGTCTTTATGGCGTACGATCAGCTATAAAGTAGATCCGGACTTGTGGTGGGGCGTAACAACTCCACCACATTTTTCTAAATCAAATTATGTTTCGTTATATTTATAATTACAAACTAGGAAATTTATTATGGGAATATTAAGCACAATTACAAGTTTTCTCGGCGGAGGAGATGTAATAAGAGATATCGGAGGAGTCTTAGACAATCTCCATACTTCGGGTGAAGAGAAAGCTGAAGCAGAAAGAAAGATAAAAACAATTTTAGTACAAGCTGAACAGGCAGCACAGAAAGAAGTATCAGCTCGCTGGGAAGCTGACATGAAACATGGTAGTTGGTTATCAAAAAATATACGGCCTATAACATTAGTGTTTCTCACAATTTGTTTCGTTATATTGAGTGTCTTTGATGGAAACATTGGTGAGTTTGCCATTGGAGAAGAATACATCCCAGTATATCAGATTTTACTCATGACAGTATACGCTGCATATTTTGCTGGTCGATCGATTGAAAAGGTCAAGAAGGTAACGAAATAATGGAAAAGATAAAGAATGCAATATTTAGTAAAGTTATTAATTTCTTGTTTAAAGGCACTAAGAAAAAGGATAAGTAAAAAAATGAGATATAAATCATTCGATGAAATAATTGAAATAGTATTAGAGCACGAAGGTGGCTATGTAAACGATCCAGATGATCCAGGAGGTGAAACTAATTTTGGTATAGCCAAGAGAAGTCATCCCGATGTTGATATAAAGAATTTGACCAAAGAAGGTGCTAAGGAAATCTATAAGGAAGTATATTGGGATAAGAATAAAGTTGAAAAGGTACCTGAACAATTAAGACATATCTATTTTGATATGTGCGTTAATATGGGTCGTAGCAGAGCAGGAAGAATAGTTCAGAGAGCCGCTAATAACAAAGGACATGATTTATTAGTAGATGGAGTTTTAGGACCAATAACATTAGGTAAGATTAGTAATATCGAATTAGAGAGAGTTAGAGCATTTAGAATTAAATATTACGCTGATCTCGTTACGAAAAAACCTGATTTAGAAAAGTTTTATTTCGGTTGGTTCAGGAGATCGTTAGAAGTTTAAAATAATAAAAATAATTGTTTCATCGTATTACAAAAAAGTATTATATTCATAATAATCAAAAGGGGTTGCAATGAGTTTGACATCTGATAAGATACATAAAAATTGGGAAGACTTAATAGGTTACATAAAACAGACATTCAAAGAAGATTATCCAGATAACAGAAGAGAAAGACTTCTCAAGATGTACCACAATCTAGAATCGAGAATGATGTTGGCACCAGCGTCAGGAAGAAATTATTATCACAATTGCTTTCCAGGTGGATATGTAGATCACGTCCTTAGAGTTATAAAATTTGCACAGTTACAATATGATTTATGGGAAAGCAACGGAGCGTACGTTGACAACTATACAAGAGAAGAATTAATATTCGTGGCAATGAACCACGATTTAGGTAAGGTTGGTGATTTAGAAAATGATTATTACGTACCAAATGATTCTGAATGGCATAGGAAGAACCAAGGGAAAATATATAATCACAATCCCAAGCTTCAATATATGACTGTACCTGATAGAGCAATCTGGTTATTGAGTCAATTTGATATAAAATTATCAGAAGCTGAGTATTTAGGAATTAAGTTAACCGACGGACTATACGACAAAGCCAATGAGTCGTATTATATATCATATTTAGAAGAGAATCAATTGACTTGGAATTTACCGCACATAGTACATCAAGCAGATATGATGGCATCTAGAATTGAGAATGAAAATATGTATAAGAATATTGATGTATTTGTTAAGGATAAAGATAATAAAAAACAAGATAAAAAATTAAACGTTCTTAAGAAGCAGTTTGATGAGCTATTTAATTAAATGATTTTAGAAATATTAATTATAGCATTTTTTATATATTCAGTATTTATTTCATATTTATCGGTAGTTGCAATAAGGAAGATAAATCAATATGAAGGTTTTTTATTAAGTTTTCAACAGACAATAGAATATGCAACAGAAAAAATGAAAACTGTTGATTCACTTGGGCATTACGAGGCCGATGATGAGACAGGGTTCTTCTTTAAACAAATAAAGGAAATACAAGAATTATTAAATAGTGTTTTTGAAACAGAAAAAGGGAGTGACAATGTTAAAGAAGTTAAAGAAAAAGAATAAAAAAGTATATTTTGGAATAGATGTACAAGATGCAATAGTAAGATATAACAATACAGATAATCCAGTAATAAGAAATGAAATATATTATGAAGAAATAGCTTATGCATTTGATAAGTTATGTGAAAATATAATTAATACTTTTAAGTTTTCATATTTTGATTCACATTTTGAAGATGTAAAAAATGAAGTTATATCTTTTTTGGTGTTAAATATGCATAAATATGATGATTCTAAGGGGTTTAAAGCTTTCAGTTATTTTTCTGTTGTTGCCAAAAATTATTTAATATTAAATAACAATAATAATTACAGGATGTTAAAGACACATAATAGTAATAAAAATACCAAATCAATTGCTGTTGCATCAATGGGTCATCTTGCAAAGAATGATAAGAGTGAAGATATAAAAGCTTTTTTTAATGAGATGGTTGAATTTTTTGAAGATAAGATTGAAGATATTTTTAAGAAACAGGATGATATTAAAATAGCATATTCAGTAATAAAGCTTTTTAATGAAAGAAATAATTTAGAAAATTTTAATAAAAAGGGATTATATTTATTAATACGTGAAATGACAGGAGTTCAAACTTCTAAAATAACAAAAGTTATTAATGTAATGAAATTGCATTATATAAAAATGAACAAAAAGTTTAGAGAAGTGGGCACAATAAGTTTTTAAATTAAACATTAATATGTTTTTATATAAAGGCAGCGTTAAGCTGCCTTTTTTTTATACTGTAACTTTTAAACATTCTAATATTTATTTATGAATATTAGTATAGGAGTGTATAATGAATAAAGAAGAAATATTTGAAGGTAAAACTTTTCAAGACTTAACAAGAGATATTTATAAAAATTCTAATGATAAAAAATTACAATTGGATCTTTTGGTGCAAGAAGTTCATGGATTTATTACATCAATAGATGATATTGTTATGATTGCTCCAATAATAAAAGAATTAATGGATGTATCTGTAAAAAATGACGAACACCTAGTAAAATTAGCAAGTGTGCTCCAGAGAATCGTTACAGGATCTCGGGCAGGTAGTGATGAAGATTCATTAGTATTATCAGAACAAGAAAAAGAAGATTTAATTAAGACATTGCAGGAAGCAGCAATTGATTTGCAGAAAGAAAGTGATAAGATCGAAACAATAGAACAAAAGAGTTTTATGGAAAATTAATATGGCATCAACATTTATTAGAATAGACCCTAGCAGAATTGATAGAGATTTCTTTGGAAAGAGTGCTCCATCCCAATTAGCTTGGCTTCAATTTGTGCCAGGTATTACTACAAGTGTAATTATAAATGAAGCAAGAGGTAATGCATCGCGTATAAACTCTATAAAAGCAAAACCTCATATATCAATTGATACATCAGGTTATAACTTTAAAGAACAATGGTATAAGCCTCTATTAAGAGGGATGGCAGATATACCTGTCAAAGGTGATCCTGTTTTATTATGTACATTTTGTGGACAAAATTATTATTTCGGTCCACTTAATACAGATAATAATGTAAATTTTAATAAAGATCCAATACAGAAAAAGAATATTGCATTAGAGATCGAGGAAATGGGAATGTCTTCTGACTTTGGAAGGAAAACCTATAACCGTTTACAGAAAAAATGGAAAGAAGAAATTGATGGAATAAATTATGGAGATAATGATGATTATGCTCCTGAGTTACATGGCGATATGGTTTTTGAAGGTAGACATGGAAATAGTATAAGAATAGGTAGCAGATCTGTTAATCCCTATATATTTATATCAAATGGAAGATCGTCAAAATCTTCTGAAGAATCTTTTGCAGATGGTTCATTAATTGCAATGCTGAATAAAGGTACAATGAATCAGCATTTTGGTGGTTACATTGATGCAAATGAAATGGTTCAAGTTCCACAATTTCAATTAGCAAGTACAACAGGTCTTCCC